AAGCGAAAATGGTACCAATGCTTGATAACATTTATAAAACAGTTATACAGTTAAAAGCAAAACAAACATTTCGCTTAGCATTGCTAAATCAACTACTTGATGAATTATATTCACATAAATAAATACATTTAATAATTTAAGGATAAACAAATGAACATTAAACAATTCGCATCAAAACCAAAACTAATAGAAATAGTATTAGACAATCCTGATTTACTCGAAAAATATGGTGAGCCAATTACATTTCATACATTTGACATTGTAGGATTGAACACTTATTTTGAATTCTTCAATGCTCAGAGTGATAAAAATTATAATCACCTTGATGGTATTATTAAAAAATTAATCCTTGATAGTAATGGTAAAACAGTATTAGAAAAGGATGAAGATTTGCCAATCGATATTGCTGCTGCTGTTATTGGTAAATTGGGCGATATTTTGGGAAAGTCACACAGCAAGACATCAACCCCCAACGATGGGACACAGCCAAAATGATTGTGATAGGTCGAATGGCTGAGAAATTTGGTATGCTTCCACATCAAGTAGAGCAGACAGCCACGACCTATGATTATATGATAATGGATGTTCTTGCTACATACGATGAATATCAACAAGCCAAATCAAAAAGTAAAACACTTGATCCTTCTATATATAAATTAAAACAAGAAGAATTACAACAGTTGTTAAGGAGTAGTCGTGAGTAATATAACCAGACGATTGAATAAAATTACACAAATACTCAGCAATCAAAATATTACTGATGTCGCACACAAATATTTTGTTGAAAATACTCCTATTGATGAGGGCAATGCTCGTAGAAATACAAAAAAAGAAAATAATGAAATTATTGCTGATTATCCATACGCACAACGATTGGAAGAAGGCTATAGTGATCAAGCACCAGAAGGAATGAGTAAACCTACTATAGAGCAAGTTCGTGATTATATATTTAGAGAAACTGGCATAAGGATATAAAATGGCAACCGTTGATACTTATAAACTTAAAATTGATGTTGAAGGCCAACAGGCAGTAGACAATTTGAAAATTAGTCTTGGTGGATTAGGTTCAATAATTGCCGGTATTGGATTTGGAGCATTTATTGCCGGCTCCATGAAAATGGCCGATTCTTTAATGGATGTGGCAAGTGCTTCAGGACTATCAGCAGGATATGTCAAAGGATTAAGTGAAGCCATTAAACAAGCAGGTGGCGAATTTGAAGACATAACAAAAATTGTTGGTACATTTTATGATAAATTGGAACAAGGTGCTGCTGGCACAGAAAAAGTACAAGACACATTAAAACGGGTTGGTATTGGATTAAATGAATTACGCACTCTATCAGAACAACAATTATTTGATCGTGCTATATCACAATTGGCAGAAATGGATGCCGGCGCACAAAGAACGGCACTTGGTGTTGAATTATTTGGTAAATCATTTAGGACAATTGATCCAACAGTATTGGATAAAATATTACGCACAAAGGATTTTAATGCTTTAACAACAGAAATGACGGCTGCGGCTGATGCTGTCGATGCCATGGAACAAAATTATCGTAAATTACAAGACGCAGTATTAAAAGTATTGGGTCCATTAATTGGTCAAGTTGATAAATTACGATTAACATCCGAACAAGCAGAAACAATTATTAAAGCACTTGGTATTGCTATGGCGGTAACCTTTGGTGCGCAAGTCTTAGCAAATATAGTATTAATTACTGGAGCAATAGTATCATTGATTAATGCGTTAAAAGCAACAGCAGCAGCACAAAGTATTTTACTTGCTCTTTCTGGTCCAGCAGGATGGGCTGTTCTCGCAACGGCAGGAGTAGCAACAGCAACTATTGGTTTAAAGAAATTAAATGATGAATTAGGAAAAACAAAAGAAAATATGGATGCCCTGGATCCTAGTAAATTACCATGGGACCCAAGAAAAGTACAATTTGAACCAACATTAATGCCAGGAAATGCTCCTACACCAAATGCTCCCAGGGGTGCTTTTCCAGAAGCAAAAAAATTAAGTGATGAAGAAGAAAAATCCCGTCGTGCCGCTGCTGAGGGTGCTCGTCAACAAACACAACAATTAATAAAACAAAATCAAGAGGCTCTTCGTTATCAGCAAATTGTTGATGGTACAATTGGCATGGATCAAGAACGCGCTAATTTACTGCGTGATCAAGCACAAATCAATAGAACAATTAATGAGAAAAATTTCGCCGAACAATTACTTATTAATAGAGAAAAACAAAATGAACGCGGTGTAAATCAAGAAATAATTGATCAAGCCAATTTACGAATTAAAGCGAATGAAGTACAAAGAAAACAATTATTAGAACAAGCAAAAATAAGAAATGAATTAACTAGTAAAGACAGGATAATTATCCAAGAATCAGAATTACAACAATTAAGATATCAAAATGAAGAAGCCTTGAAGTATCAAAAAATTCTTAATAGTACGATTGGTATGGATCAAACACAGGCTGGATTCATACAACAACAAGCACAAACAAGAAGAAATATTGACGCACAAATATATGCTGATCAATTACTCATTAATAGAGAAAAAGCAAAAGAAACTAATATTAATTATAATTTAATAGACCAAGCAACAAAACGCATTGAAGAAAATACAAAATTTCGTGATCAATTATTAAATGATGTAAAATTAGGACAACAATTAATTCAAAATGAAAATATAAGAAATCAAGAAATAGCATATCGTAGAATATTATTAGATGCTGAAGCAACACGCATTGAAACATTTCAAAATAATTTAATTGAATTAAGAGAAAATGGTAAATTACTAGAAAGACAAATGGAGAATACTTTTAGACAAAGTAGATTAACTCCATTTGAGGCTACTTTGGATCGAATTTTTACTAATCAAATCGAACTGGCTACTAGATTAATAAGAATTTTAACGCCATTCTATGAAGACGATCCGATTGGATTAATGAGGATGTCTGACAGGATTACAAATGAGACATTAAAAAATATTACAAATTTACAAAATTTAGCAACAACTATAGAAAAAGTTCAGACTTCATTTAGTGAAGGATGGAGTAAAGCATTTAATAGTTTTATAGTAAATTCTACAAATGCTGCCACAATAGCAGAACAATCATTCAACGCAATTACTAATAATATGAATAGTGCTATTGATAATTTTGTTAAAAATGGTAAATTCAAATTTAGTGATTTCGCACAGTCTGTTATTCAAGACTTAATTGCCATACAATTAAAAGCACAAGCAGCCCAAATATTAAAAGCGGGTGCTGGTATACTCACTGGCGCAGGTGGAATAATTGCTAGTGCGCTTGGATTTGCTAATGGCGGACAGCCTCCAGTTAATCGTCCCAGTATTGTTGGTGAACGCGGACCTGAAATATTCATACCAAAAACTGCCGGTACGATAATTCCAAATGAAAAAGCATTTGGTACTAATACTGAAAATGCTGGACAAAATGTTTATATAACAAATAATATAAGTGCTATTGATGCGAAAAGCGTAGCACAATTATTCGCAGAAAATCGTAAAACATTATTAGGCACAGTACGATTAGCCCAAAAAGAAATAGGATACTAATATGTCACTACAATCAATTATTAATAAGTGTAATGCTATACAAATCGATAGACGCAAAGTAATTGGTATCCAATATACTAGAAATGAAATACCAAGAATTTCTATCACACCAACCAAAAATCCGTGGCGTTTTACAATAACAATGCCTAATAGTTATCGTTACAGTGATGCTAGAAGTGTGTTGGAATCATTAGATCGTCTTGATCGTGCTGGAAATGAAACAGTAACATTTAGCAATCGTCCAGAAATGAATTGGATATTTCGTTATCAGGGTGTTATGACTAGTGGTCAAATTGGCGCTATAACTGTATCATCATTTACTGGTGATCAATTAGTATTGTCTGGATTACCGGCAATATCAGCAGGATCAATATTATTTGAGCCAAATGATTTAATTCAAATTGGTACTAATCCTTATCCATTTACAGTAGTTAATCAAGTATTACGCGGTTCATTGAGTACAGTGACGATTACTACAAATCGACCAAATATTATAACAACCAGTGTTACAGGATTAGGAATAACGGTTGGGCCAACATGTCAATTTCGAGTATTTTGTCCTAATATGCCTACATATAAATTAATTCCAGGCGGCCAATTTTATTCTGGATCCACTCTGATAAATAATGCTTATATTGAATTTAGTGACGATTTTGTTCTATATGAATATGTGGCCACGGCCTAGAGGAGAAACAAATTATGGCAAGTATACCAGCAGTAGCAAATAATAAACCATTCATAAATTCTGCTGAATTTGTTAAATTAAAAATATTTAATGATTATTCTAATACAGCAAATACTTCAACATACACTTTTAGTAGTAGTTATCGTAGTGAAACAATAGACGGTCAAGTATATACACCACTTGGTGGATTATTAGCCATTGGCATTCAACAAAAAGACTTGCGTGTAACATCAGCAGACACATCAATATCATTATCAGGAATTGATGGTAATAATATGTCAATTGTATTGGGCACAAAAATTCGTGGTAGTGAAGTAGAAATTATTAGAGGATTTTATAATAATAATTATGTACTTGCTAATACTGCGAATCGTTTTGCTGGTATAGTAACAAGTTATAATATTACTGAAAATAGAGAAGGCAATGATGATACTTTTATTGTAACTATTAGTTGTTCAAGTTATAAAACTGTATTAGAAAATAAAGTATCGGGTAGAAAAACAAATCCAG